GATATAACAAGATTTGCTGTTGTATCAATCACGTAGATCCATTCATCTACGAATATTTATTACATATTTTCAAACCTGTGTTCAAGCATGATTCTATAAAAATGATCTCTCATAGCTAACAAATCTTCTTGTTCCACGGGGTCTCCGCCAGACCATTTCTGACATGCTTGGGAAAGACCTGTGTAGATAATGCGAACTGCTTGGATAGGCAGTTCTAATTGATAATACTGATCTTCGTCTTCCATTATCCTAATCCTGCATTAAATCTCATGAACTCTATTGCATTCTTTATTTGATATGTGCGATTAGTAATTTGTTTTAGAATACTTTCGATGTATACCAACATCGTATCATAGTAGTCTATCTTCAAACACACTGTAGACAATTTTTCGTCAGCGTCAAGGTACTTCTGCATTGTGTCCTTGTCGCGAATCTTTTTGGGGAAAGGATTCTCTATGTATACATCAGGGTCAGCTTTACCGCTGAAGTATTCATATCTTTCGTGTCTTATATTTTTTCTTTGTTGTTCTGCTTTCTTTCTCATAAGAAAGATGGTATTATATAATTCAAAGTACTTCGCATGGAGAGTAGGGATATTTAAGGATTCTGTATGCAAATTGTCGTTGTCAATTTTAGAATCCTTCTCCCACATCTCTTGAAGTTTATCAAGATCGATCATAAAGGTTGATTGGACAAATCAGTCAGGTTGTATATAGTATACTTGAAACTAACGTCTGCTGTAAAGTATTCGATGTCTGTGTCAGTGGCATCAAACGTAATAGTAGACAGTGAGTAAGGAAACATATCTTTGAAGTTCACATTAAACTTTGCAACCAAGTTGCTACTCAAGATTTGTAAAGTTCCATCAGAGTAAATGTTATCTCCTGATCTATCAAAATTTCCAGGGAGAACTGCTTCTTTTTCTAAATCATCAAACTCTTTTACAGACTCTGGATATCCAAGACCACGAATCCAATTTTGAATTTCCATGTAGTTCACAAGATCTTCATCAACCAAGAATCTAAGTGTTAGATCTCCAAATTGAATCTTGTCTCCAGGTACATCAATATCCTTGAGATACGTTGGTTGGGTTGCAATACCAAGATCCAGTGATGGAATGTTTGCTTGGTTGCAGAAAAATGCTACGCCAGGACTTCTCTTAAGAGAAAATTTAAAACCTGTAGGGGAAAGAAAATTTCTATTATCAATCGGAGTACCTGGTCTTTCTGCAGGTGGTTTTCTTTTGGGCATTACTCACTCACTACGGTAGAACCGATAAAACCACCATTTCTTCCATCAGAGTTATCTTTAGCAGCATTTGCTAATTCTTCAGTTGCATAAGTTACTTTTTTGGATTCGTCATCTGACCACCTGTTGTCACCTATGAAAAAAAGTGTGATAGTTTTATCAATTGATGCTGGTTTAGTAATATAGTATGCCATGGGTCGTTTTTTAACTATTTATCAGTTTACATAAAAAAAGGACCCCGAAGGGTCCTTGATTAACTCTTGTGAGTATGGATCACATGAGGTTCTTAACTGCAACACGTCTGTAGTAGCGGTTGCTGTTAACTCTGAGGCGACCTGCGCCGACAGTGGTTCCTTCAGCGAATGGGTTAGCGACCATGCCGTAGCGGGTCTTAAAGCCAATCTTGGGCTGGAAGGTGTTCTCTCCAACGGCACGAACCATCTGGAGGGGAACATATGGGCAATAGAACAGACCTGCGTCATAAGGTGAAGTACCCTTATAACCAACAACGTAGTACTGGTTGCCGTTTGCTGCGTTAGCAGAGGTGAGGTTTGCAGAATAAGGATCGATGTATACACGATACTTACCTTGCAGAACACCAGCGAAGGTGTTACCGGTGTCATCAACGTTAAGGTTAGCGTTGAGGGCAGGGGTGTAATCAAGTACACCTGCCATGGTGAGGGCGGAAGCAACGTCTGCGGAGCAGAGGATCATGTTGCCCTTTCCTCTACGAGTGCGCTGTGCAATTGCGTTAGCGTCACGCTCGATTTGGAACAGGAGACCCTTGAACTTCTCAACACTCCAGCGACCGTTGGAGTCGATGTCGAGGTCGAATACACCAGCGGTAGCGGTGTTAGAAACAGCACCTTGCTCAGAAACCTTATAGATGGTTCTGATGACTTCACGGTTGATCTCAGCAAGAATCTCGCTTGACAGGATGTTAGCGAGTTCTGCTTCAGCGTTCAGACCGTGGATTGCCTTGAGGTCCTGTGCCAGTTCTAAGGAGTACTCTGCCTTGAGTGCTCTGGACTTAGCGGTGACGGTGACCTTCTCGATCGAGAAAGCCATTTCGTTGAAGTTGTCACCAGTGGTGCCAAGATCTTCAGCGTCGTCAGTACGCATACCCTGACCGACGTTATAACCGGTTGAAGATGCGGTTGCAACGGGGTTCAGTGCTGCGGGGTTGCTACCTGCTTGTGAGGTAGTACCCAAACCAGCGGCAGCATCGGAGAAGCCGTTGGTGAGGTCTTCGCCTTCGTTCTGACCTGCAAATGCGGTATCTGCTTCGTTGAACAGTGCCTCTGTACCACCCTGGGTGCTGTACTTGGAGCGCATTGCGAAGATCAGTCCGGTAGGACCAGACATTGGTTGTACGCCTGCGAGGTCATATGCGACCAGGTTAGGCATAGAGCGTCTGATCAAGGAGATCAGAACGGGGTCGAAACCAGCAACGGTTTGACCACCTGAAGAGGTGTAGCCACCATTACCAACAGCGTTGGTAGGTTGCTCAGCAATCATGCCGCCTTGCTCAAAGGCGACTTGCTCTTGCATGAATTTTTCTTGGTTTTCCAGCAGGACGGCGGTTACCGCTCTACGATGGGGATCTGAGATTTTGTCAAGACCCTCATAGTTGAGGAGAGGTGCCCACTTTTCCTGCAACTGTTCAGATTGGAACATTTGCTTTTAAAGGGTAAATTTACGTTTGAACGAATGTTAAATTCAGTTTTGCAGAGTCGAACCCAGGGTTCTCAGGTATGCAGACATCGAGTTAGAGTATGACTCAGGTGCTGCGTTGTCTACTCCCTCAGAGAGGGTTTCGGACTTAGCTACGGAAGACTCTTTCTTAGAGGCAAAATATGACTCTTTGAGTGTTTCCAGTTTTTCACGATAAGATTCTTCACTTTCAAACTCTACACTTTCGGAAAGTGAGGCGAGCTTCTCTTTCTGAGTGACTGCAAGTCCTTCAGAAACTTGATCTAAGATTCCATCAGCAACCGACTCTGCGAGACGCTTGTTAAGGGAAATATTTTTCTCAATTTGCTCGTTGAGTTTTGTCTCCATGTCATCAAGTTTTTCTACCATACTCTCGACAACATCATACTTCTCATCAGGGATTGATACATAATGTTCTTCAAAAAGACCTCTCATTCCTTGCAGGAAGGATTCGGTCATTTCAGTCTTGAGTGCATGTTCGATGACCAGTGCGTTCTCTTGGAACCACTCGTCAGAAACATACTCCAGGTAGGAATCAACTCGCTCTGCGAGTTCTTCTTTTGCTTCAGCAACTTGCTCGTCCAGTTTAGCAGCATACTTCTGCTCCAGGGACTCAGTTACTTCAGCAACCTTGGACTTAAGCGCGGCCTCAAAAATAATTTTGGCCTTCTCTCTGAATTCCTCAGAGAGTTCTTCGCCGCCAAGAAGTGCATTGACATCTTCTTCGATATCGACTTCTTCTTCGGTGGTGGTTTCTTGCTCAGCAACTACCTCTTCGGTAGAAGTTTCTTCCTCTTCGATGGTTTCCTCATCATCGAGGATTTCTTCTTCTTTC